AATAGCTTTAGGTATTGGCAAAGATGTCAATGCTAGAATAGACGAAAGAGCTGACAAATCTTATGCCACTCAAGTGTACTACTGCATGAGCATCGGTGCTACTAGAATGGAAGAAGATAAAGTTGTTGAAGTACAATGTACTGAATCGTAATAGGAGGAAATAAATTATGGCGAATGTAAATACAGATATCGTAACTAATTTTGCTGCTACTCCCCAGGTAAAGAATGATTCCCAACAGTTGCACGGTTCAAAAAGAATTGCACAGGGAACTATTGCTTTAGATTCTGGAGACTTATCGGCAACTGATACAGTTATGTTAGCTCCTGTACCAACTAATGCTAGTATTTCTTCTATCAAGTTGTTTAATGACGACTTAGATTCTGGAACTACTAATACATGCGATGTTGGTTTATGGACTACAGCAGTTGCTGCTGTAGATGACGACTGCTATGCTTCAGCGATTACAGACCTTAGAGCGGCTGTAGTAACTGGAACTGAAGTAGCGTTTGAAGCTAGAAACATTAACACAATGGGTCAAAAAGTCTGGGAAGATGCTGGACAAAGTTCTGATCCAGGTGGAGTTTACTATGTCGGTTTAATCTTTGACGCTGCAGGTGATACTGCTGGTGATTTAAGTTTTATAATTGAATATACAGTAGACTAATAAATAGAATTAAACAGGCGAGTAGAGGGAGACTGAACCTCGCCTGTTTAGCATGAAACAGATTAAAGATTTAAAACCTGTACTACATTTTAAAAAAAATAATTATGTATACAGATATGTTCTTGTAGACCGGTTTCAGTATGGTCCTAAATATCATTATGGATTTGATACTAAACAAGAAAGAACAGAAGAAGAGATATTTGCTTTAGAAAGAGATAGACAAATAAGGCGTAAGTATATTATAAGGAAGTAATATGGCATCAGTAGTAGATATTTGTAATGGAGCATTAAATCAATTAGGAGCATCAACAATCCTATCCTTAACAGAAGATTCAAAAAACGCTAGACTTTGCAATTCAAGATACACTCAAGTTAGAGATGCCTTGTTTAGAACACATCCTTGGAATTGTTTACAAGCAAGATTAGAACTAGCTGCATCAACTACTTCACCGGCATGGGGTTTTACCTATGCTTATACCTTACCAGCAAATTGTTTAAGATTACTTAGAGTATTAGATTACGATTCAAATTATAAAGTGGAAGGTAGAAAAATATTAAGTAACGCATCCACTATGAAAATATTATATATTTCAAGAATTACTGACCCCAATGAATATGATGAACTATTAAGAGAAACATTATCTGCAGCTCTAGGTGCGGACATTGCTTATGCAGTAACATCTAACAACACAACATCACAAAATATGATTTTATCATATCAAGAAAAATTAAAAGATGCTAGATTTGTAGATTCAACTGAAGGTCAAAATGTAGATCAAGATTTAGGAATGACAGATGTTATAGACGCAGGTTCATTTATTAATTCAAGGTTTTAATATATGGCTAGAGTAGCTGCACAACTTACAAATTTTACCGCAGGTGAATTATCACCTAGATTAGATGGAAGAACAGACCTAACAAAATATGCTGCAGGATGTTCAAATTTAGAAAATTTAGTTATCTATCCTCATGGAGCTGCGGCTCGTAGACCAGGTACAACTCATGTAGCTGAAGTTACTGATAGTTCAAAAAAAACAAGATTAATACCTTTTGAATTTTCAACAACACAAACTTATATTCTTGAATTTTCAAATTTAAAAATAAGATTTTTTAAAGACAATGGTGCAATACTAGAAGGTGATAAAACTATTACAGGAATTACTCAAGCTAATCCTGCAGTAGTTACATCTAGTTCACATGGTTATTCTAATGGTGATGAAATAAAAATTACTTCAGTTGTAGGAATGACTGAAGTAAATAATAAAAGATTTTTAGTTGCAGGTGTAACTACCAATACATTTGAACTACAAGATAAAGATAGTGTTGATATAGACAGTTCAGGATATACTGCTTATAGTTCAGCAGGAACTGCTAATAAAGTTTATACAATTACCTCTCCTTATTTAGAAGCAGAATTATTTGATATAAAATTTGCTCAATCTGCTGATGTTATGTATATTACTCATCCCAACCATGAGGTAGAAAAACTATCTCGTACTGGTCATACTTCTTGGACATTAGCTGATGTAGATTTTACCAATGGACCATTTATAGATGTTAATACAACAGCAACAACTTTAACACCAGCATCTTCAGGTGTTGGAACTGGAGTTAATATTACAGCCTCTGCCACAACTGGAATTAATGATGACCAAGGATGGTTAGCAACAGATGTGGGTAGACAAATTCATTTTAATGGTGGCTATGCAAAAATAACCGCTAGGACAAATTCAACTGTTGCAGTCGCAACCATTACAACCGCCTTTACAAATACAAATGCTATTACAGCTTGGTACTTAGGAGCATTTTCTGATACCACAGGTCATCCTTCCTGCGTAACATTTTTTGAACAAAGATTAGTTTTTGCCGCAACATTAAGTAATCCACAAACAGTTTATTTTTCAAAATCTGGTGATTATGAAAACATGGATGCTAATATTGGTGGTACTGTAGCTGATGATGATGCAATTATTTATACAATCGCATCTAACCAAGTTAATGCAATTAGATTTATGTCAGCAACAAGAACTCTAATTATTGGAACTGCCGGTGGTGAATTTGCAGTTAGTGGAGGTGGAGATGACAGCTCTGTTACTCCAACAAATATATTGATTAAAAAACAAACAAATAATGGTGGAGCTAATGTAGATGCTGTAGCAGTTGGTAATGCTACTTTATTTTTACAAAGAGCAAAAAGAAAAATTAGAGAATTAGCTTATAATTTTGATGTAGATGGTTATTCTTCACCTGATCTAACTATCCTTGCCGAACATGTTACTTCCGGTGGAATAACTCAAATGGCTTTTCAGGGTGAACCATTATCAATTTTATGGTGCGTTAGAGGAGATGGTGAATTAGCAGCATTAACTTATCAAAGAGAACAGGAAGTTGTTGCCTGGCATAGACATATTTTTGGTGGAAGATTTGGTGCTGCAACAATTACAGTTTCTGATTATGCAAATATAGCAACTGGAACAAGATTATTATTAACTAAATCAGATGGTACGACAGTTACTTTTACTTCTACAACAGGAACTGCTGGAACAGATGAATTTAAAACTCAAACTAATAATAACACAACAGCAGATAATATTTATACTGCTATTAATGCTCACGCTGATTTTACAGTTGCCAATCCTGCCGCAGCAGTTGTTACAGTTACAGAAACATCTCCTTCGCCTACAGGATTTTTAACAATTAAATCTGTAGATGATACAACGAGATTAACAACAACAGATCAAGGTAAAGCTGTATGTGAAAGTGTTGCTGTAATTCCAACCGATGATTCAGAATATCAAGTATGGGTTATTGTTAAAAGAACAGTTAATGGATCAACTAGAAGATATGTTGAATACTTAAATATATTTGATTTTGATGAAACAGATAATACATCATTTAATTTTTTAGATAGTGCTTTAAGCTATAGTGGAACTGCTGCAACAACATTTACAGGACTAGATCATTTAGAGGGACAAACAGTTGCCATATTAGCAGATGGTGCAACACATCCAGATAAACCTGTAAGTTCAGGAAGTGTTGTTTTAGATCGTTCTGCAACAAATGTTAAAATGGGATTAGCTTATCATTCAATATTAAAAACAATGAGAATAGATGCTGGTTCACAAGATGGAACATCTCAAGGAAAAACTAAAAGAATTTATGAAATTACTGCTAGATTATATCAAAGTGTTGGCGTTGAGATAGGACCAGACTTATCAAATATGGAAAGAATACCATTTAGAACTTCTGCTAATCCTATGGATGAAGGAATCCCAGTATTCACAGGAGATAAAGAAGTAGAGTTTAGAGGAAATTATGATACTGATGGATATATTCTTGTTAGGCAAACTCAACCTTTACCTTTTACAATTTTATCGTTATACCCAAGATTACAAACAAATGATGGATAATATACTACATATAGCACCTTACACAAAAGAACATGGACAGTTTATATTATCCTGTCAGATGAATCATAAAGTTTTAGAAGCTGATTCAAAATATATAAAAATTATGGGTGATGCTCAAACTTTTGAACAAGATAAATTAGCTTTTACCGGTATTGTAAATAACAAACCAATTTTTGCTGCAGGTATGAAAATAGTTTGGGGACAAGTTGCAGAAGGTTGGGTGATTGCTACAAACGAAATGTGGAAATATCCGATAGGAGTTGCTAAAGCAATTAAAAAAGATTTTGCTAATGTTGCCAGACAACAAAATATTAAAAGAGTTCAAACCGCAATCAGAAAAGATTTTAAACAAGGTTTAAGATTTGCGGAATGGTTAGGTTTGGAAAACGAAGGTTTAATGAAATGTTATGGGTTTGATGGTTCGGATCAATACAGATATGCGAGGATATTCTAATGGGAGCTAATTTATTAGTAGGAGCAATGGGTGTTATGCAATACCAAGCTCAAGGTAAAATTGGTAAGTATAATCAATCAGTTCACGAAAGAAACGCCAAAGTTTTAGAAGGTCAAGCAGAGCAAATAGAACAAAAAGCAGAATTTGATATTGCTCAATTTGCAAAAAGTTTTAAAAAAATTGAAGGCGAAACTACAGTTGCTCTAGCAAAATCCGGTGTTGTAGTTGGAAGTGGAAGTAGTTATTATATTGAATTATCAAATGCTATTGAAGCGGAATTACAAAAAAATTTAATTGAATATAATTCAAAAGTTGCTGCAGCAAATAAAATGGAAGAAGCAAACTTTGCAAGAATTTCAGGAGTAATTGCCAGAAATGAAGCTAAATTAGCACAAATAAGCACAATAGCTCAAACAGGAACAAGTTTATTAACAATGTCAAATAAGAGTAAAACATAATGCCAAAGATACCTACATTCACAGCGACAGGATCAATAGAACAATTAGCTGGTACTACATCTAATATTAAAATTAATCCTAATTCTAACATTTTTAGTGCTTTACAACCGGTAACAGATTTTGTTGTCAAGCAGAAAATAAAAGAGAATGATATACAAAATAGAACAGAAGCATTAAAATTAGAAAATGATTATATAACCGAAGCTAATCTAATTTCAGAACATATTAATCAAGATAAAACTCTTTCTATAAATAAAGAAGCTGCAAATGCTTATCATAAAGAAAAAACAAATGCTTTAATAGAAAAATTTGCTGCTCAAGCAACAAATAAAAATTCTGAAACAATGTTTAGAAATTCAGCTTTAGGTGAAGTACAAAAACAAATTTTTAGCATTAATGGAGATATATCAAATAATATTTTAGTTCAAGCAGATGCTATTTATACTGAAACAAAAGAAAAAATTATTTCAAGAGCTTTTTTAAAAGGTGGCATTTATAAAGAAACTTTAGAACAAGACTTAGAAAACTTAACTATTGATACTTTTAAAAATAGAGTAACTTATCCTGAATTACAAAAAATATTAAAGTCTATTCCTGGTGAAATTCAAACATACGAAGCTATTGAGATGGTTCAACGAACTCCTAGAAAAGCATACTACTTCTTAAAAGATGACAAAAATTTTCCAGACATGGATTATGATAAAAGAAAAAAATTACAAGACAAAGCAGCAATCGTAATAAGATCGCAAATTACTACAGAGTGGGAAAATTATACAGCAACAGTTGCTGCAGGAAAAGAACCACCATATTTTGACATGAAACTTGCAGTAGAAGTAATGGGAAGTTATGCAGGTGAAAAAATGTTACAAGAAGAAAGTTTAACAAAAGATCGTGTTACAAATAATGCAGTAATAAATAATGCTTCTATCGCTACCGAAAATGAAGTGGTCCAAGGTTTTATAGATGAAGGCTATGAAATGTTTGGTGAAACAGTAGCTGCTGCAAATGAAAAATACTATAGAAATATTCTTAGTAAAAAACAAAAAGCGATGAAAGAAGATCCTGTAGATTTTTTAATTAAAATAAATCCTGATATTGAAGCTCTATATGAGGAAATGAAAAATGATGACAACGCAGATAGTCTAGCGGCAACTAGAAAAATCTTTACAGAAAAAGTAATTCAAAAACAAAAAGATATGGGTATAAGTAATTCTGCAATTAGAATAACAAAAAAATCTGAAATTGAGGAAATTAAAAAAACCCTTACAAATACAGATACTCCTTATTTAGAAAAAAAGGCTTTTATCAATGGTTTATCAATAATATATGGCAAAGAAAATATGTCAAAAGTTTTAAATCATTTACAAGCTGAAAATCTACCTGAAGAATATGTTGTTGCCATTAGCACAAATAGTGATTCTTTAACTGAAGATATTTTATCTGGAGAAAACATAGAAGATTTAAAAAAAATAGTATCAACAAGATTAAATTCTGGTGAAAAATTTAATAGTATTGAAAAAGAAGTTGCAAAAGGAATGGCGGATTGGGAAGAGGTAATTCTTGCTCAAGGAGAAGGATCTGTTGTTAAAACTAATTATATATTATCAGTTCAAGCAGCTATTTATAAAGCTGCATTACAAAGAATAAAAAAAGGAGATAGTATAAGTGATGCTGTTGATTCAGCAGTATCTGATTTTACTAGAGATTATTATATTCCACCTTCTAAAACTTGGATGATTCCAGTAGATGTTAATGGAGTTAGAACAAATGGATGGCTTATTGAAGAAAAAGCTGAAGCAATTTTTTTAGAAGTAGAAAGTAAAGATAGTAATTATTTAGATAAATTTCATGGAGCAGATGGTTATATGCACTATGCTAAATTTGCAGGAATAGAAAATTTAACTGAAGAACAAGTAAAAGATAGAATAACATCTACTATTAGAAATCATTCTAAGTGGTTATTAAATGCTGATTCTACTGGCATTATTTTAAACGCTGAATTTGCAAATGGAACATATCCTATTGTAAATGCCAATGGTCAAAAAATAGAATTTTTCTTTACAGATACTCCTAATGAACAAGGTATTTTTGGTACAGAATTAAAATATCCAGTAACAGGAGATGATATATCTTTAATAGAAGATATTGATCCTTTTGGATATATGGATATTCCTATTGATGAAAATCAAAGTATAGATTCTAATAATATTACAGTTGGAAATGTAGATTTTGATTTTATTGTAAATGAATTAGAAGGTGGCACACAATTAAAAGGTTATACTTTAAAAGATTTTCCTAATTCTGGAGTAACAATAGCTGGTGGTGTTGATTTAGGTGCTAGAAACTTAAATGACTTAAAAGGTTTACCAAAAGAAATTATAAATAAATTAAAACCATATTTAGAATTAAAAGGTAAAAACGCTGAAGAACAACTAAAAAAAATACCATTAAAACTTTCTGAAAAAGAATCTAATATATTAAATAAATTTATTCAAAAAAAAATATTAACAATACTTAAAAAAGATTGGAAAAGGAAAACAGGAACATCTTTTGATTCATTAACAACAGAACAAGCAACTGTATTAGCTTCTGTTTCTTTTATATATGGTAAATTAGAAACTAAAGCTCCGAATTTTTGGAAATATGTAACATCAAATAATTGGCAAAAAGCCTATGATGAACTTATGGATTTTAAAGATAAATCTAAAGCTGTAAATGAAAGACACCAAAAAGCAGCAAAACTACTTAAAAAATATTTAGATAAAAATTAAAATGATAAATGTTGGACTAGGTACATTTGAAAAATCAGAACAAGAAATAGGTTCTTTATATAATCAAACTAGAACAGGTTTTTGGGACACAGCAGGCTCTACTTTTTATAATGCTTGGAACTATAACCCAACATCTTCTCTGTTTAGAGCATTTGAACACACTCAGGCATATCAGAGTAGTCATAAATATTTAAACAGGGATGACTTAAATAAACAATATGGTCATTTAGGTTTACAATTTAAAGAAGATATGAGAGAAGGTGTGGTTGATTATATAGTTGAAAGAAAAGAATTAGAATTAGAAAGACAAAATATTATTGCAAGAGGACCACAAGGTAAATTGGCTAAAAGTTTTTTCTTTTTAGAATCTCTTGGTACAAGTTTTTTAGATCCTATAAATATTGGTGCATCCTTTATACCTGTTGTTGGTCAGGCTAGATTTGCTAATCTAGTTGCTCGTTCAGGTAAAAATATTGCTAGAATGAAAAAAGGTTTTGTTGAAGGTTTAGTAGGTAATGCTGCTATTGAGCCTCTTGTTTATGGTGTGGCAAAATCAGAACAAGCTAATTATGATATATATGATTCCTTTGCAAATATAGCTGTTGGTGGTTTTTTAGGTTCTGCAGCTCATGTTAGTTTTGGAAGATTAGGAGATTTTATTGCAGAAAAAAGAGGTAAACCAAATATTTATCAAAGACTAGCAGCAATCTCACCAGATAATCAACAGGCTTTATTAAAATATTCTGTCGGTAAAGTAATAAAAGGAGAGAAGGTAGATACCGGTAATGTGATAATTGAAAAAACTATAATTGGCGATCCACAATTAAATAAATTAGATAATCAAATTAAAGAATTTAAAAGTTTATATAAAGATTCTATAGATAGAGGAGATAGAAAATCAGCAAAGATTTATTTAAAAAATATAAGAAATTTACAAAAAACAGAAAGAGATTTGTTTGAAGCTAAAAAAAAAGCAAATGATGAAGCTAAATTACAAGATCAAATTAATCTTAAAAATAAAAAACCATTAAAAGAACAAGAGCAAGTAAGAGTAGAAAAAAATACTTTAGAATTAGAAACTGAAGCAGAAAATATAAATTTAAGAAATACACAACATCAAAAACAATTAGATGTTAAAGATGAAGATTTAAAAGAAACAGGAATATTAGAAGATAGAGCAGAAATTCAAAAAATAGATAAATCTATAAAAAACAAAACTAAAATTAGAGATGCTATAGAGGCAGGAACTAACTGTACTAAAAGGAATACTTAATGGCAACAATAAAATCATTATCAAAATGTTTTAAAGAAATTAAAAGATTAACTGGAGATTTATTATCTGAAAATCAAATTAATGAACTTTTAGATGAAGCTAAAATAAAAATTAATGAAAATAAATTTCAAGATTTAGAATCTAAAACAGACAAAATATTAGCACAAGAAATTATTAATAAATTTGAATACGATCAAGCTAATAAAAAAAAATATTTAGCAAGTAATAATATGAAGGCGTTAGATACTTATCAAAAGATAATTGATGCAATAGATATGTCTGAAGGAAAAATAAATCCTGTAGAGGCTGTATCAGCAATATTAGTTGGGATGCAAAAATTTTCTAAAATTACTAGAAATTCTATTGGTGCAAAACAACAAGCATTAGAAGAAATGGAAATTACTAAACTTTTTAAGGCAATTAATGACTTGGGGGATAATGCGTGGAGAGATTTATCTGAAGGTAAACTGGATATAGAAATTATGAATGAAATGCAAGGAATCTCTACAGAAGTAATTATGGCAAAAAAGATTGCAACAGTTTTAAAAAAATTTCAAAGTGATTTAAGGTTAAGGTTGAATGATCTAGGAGCTAACATAGGAGAGTTAGATGATTGGATTACAAAAATGACACACAATACAGAAAAAATGGGAATGGCTAGTAAAGGTTCTAGGTTAATTGGAGACAATAGAATTGCCTGGAGAGAATACATTAAAACTAAATTAAATTTAAAAAGGACATTTTCTGATGTAAATGATCCTGTAAAAATAGATGAAATTTTAGATGGTATTTTTGATAGCATAATGTCTGGTGATCAAATGAAATATGGTGGCACTCATAGTATTTATGGAACAAAAAATGTAACTAATCGTTTAAACGCAGCAAGGGTTTTACATTTTAAAAGCTCACAAGCTAGACATGAATATAGTATTAAATTTGGAGAACCTGCTTTAAAAGAAAATATATTATCTGTGTTAGCAACAAGTTCCAGAAATATTGCCTTAATGCAAGACCTAGGAACAAATCCTAAAGATACTTTAAATAAAGTTTTATCTTTATTAAGAAAAAAATATAAAAAGTCAGATCCTAAATTAACTAAAAAATTAGATTTTAAAACTTTTGCAAATCAATTTGCAGAAATTGATGGAAGCATTAATGGTATTGGCAATGAAACTTTAGCAAAAGTAGGTATGGCAGTAAGAGGAACAGGTAATATGGCTAGATTAGGTATGGTTAGTATAACATCTTGGGGAGATTTAGCTCACTATATGGGTAGTACCAGTTTTCAAGGAAGAGGACTATTGAGTGGTTTATTTGAAGCTCTGTCAGGATTATCTGGTGCAAATGATAGAGCTGCTATGGAAGTTTTACAAGTTGTAAGTAATTCTCATAGTGCTAATTCTTTTAGAGGCAATGTATATGGTGCGGTTGATGATACTTGGGGAAGAATGGGAAAGTTACAAAATACATTTTTTAAATGGAATGGTTTGAATGGTTGGATTGCAAGTTTAAAAAGCTCAATGGCTGTTGGTTTGGCTAGGCATTATGGAATGTTAGCTGATATGAGATTATCTGATTTAAGCACAAGAGAAAGAAATTTTTTAACACTATATGGAATAGATGAGGCAAAGTGGGATATGTTGCGTTCTATTAAAACTTTAGATGTTGAAAATAAAAGATATATGACTGCAGAAGGAGTAGATGAAATATCTAATGATATTATTAATAAATATGTTGGTAGAAAATTAAGTCAAAGAGAAATAAGAAATTTTAAAAAAGATTTAGAATTAACATGGAGAAATGTTTTAATAGATCAAGGTATGCACGGATCACCTGAACCAGATGCCGCAATTAGAGCAATAACAAATCAAGGTTTAGAAAAAGGAACTCTTATGGGAGAAACTGCTAGATTTGTAATGCAGTTTAAAAGTTTTCCTATTAGTATGTGGAAAAAAATTATTGGTAGAGAACTTTATTCTTATGGAGCAGATGAAAGTCAATTAGCAAAAATTGGTGGTCTAACAAGTATGTTATTATTAAGTACCTTTTTTGGCTATATAGCAATGTCTACCAAAGATATGTTAAAAGGTAGATCGCCTAGAGATCCTAAGAAGAAATCAACTATCATGTCAGCATTTGTACATGGTGGTGGTGGTGGTATTTATGGAGATTTTTTAATGAGTGAAATACAAAATGAATATGGTAATGGTATTTTTGAAACTGCTCTTGGACCTACTGCTGGAGATTTAAAAACATTTTTAGATATGGTTCAAAGTATGAATGATCCTAAAAAAGCAGGTAAAAAGTTTCTTTACTTAGCTGAAGGACACACACCTTTTTTAAATTTATATTATACTAAAGCTGCCTATGATTATTTAATTGGCTATCAAATTAAAGAATTTCTTGATCCTGGATTTTTTCAAAGAATGAAAGATAAACATGATGAAAAAAGAGGTCAAAATTACTATTTAAAACCAGGTTTAGGATTAGATTAAGGAGTAGAAAAGAGAATGAAAAAGTATTATAACCAAGAATATCTATTTACAAAACCATCAACTTTGTTTAAAGGATTAAATTAGTATGACAATATCAAGTACAACAGTAAAAAATTCCTACTCTGGCAATGATAGTACAACTAGCTTTGCTTACAATTTTAAAATT